CCTTATTAAATTAAAATGCTCTTTGTTGCGTATTACGAATTGTCTTCGTCTTCACCATATTTATCAATCAAGTCACCACTAAAGTTGCTACGACGACTCATCACCATCAAATCTGCTTTCATATAAGAGTCAGTGGTATTAGCAATCATATCTTCTGTACTCAAGTATGGCAACCACTCTTTATCTGTACGTTGCACGAAGTTAATCTTAGGGCCATAGTCCGCCTGATTAGAACAGCGCGGTCGGTGCAAGCAAACCTCTACCTCCCAACCAAATTTTACGTCTGCTCCATACTTATAAAGCAATTCTTCTACTTTAGCTTCATCTTGAGCACGCCAAGCAGTGTTCCATTCCGGGTCACGCTCCAAATCCAAAAATGATAGGTATTGGTTAAAGTCATCTGTGTAATCATTGTCTTTGTTATTCATATTATTCCTTAATCAAGACAGTCGCTTGGATACATTTGGTTTTAGTGTCTGACATGCGAGTATTTGATGAAATCTGAATAGCCGCTGCTTTACAACTCTCCTTAGAGATAAAGTCAGCAATGTGTGTGACTGCGCCTGCGTTGTAACTACCATTACTGACTGTAATCAACATGTACAGAATTACCTCTTTCATTCTTCACCCTCATAATCTAGAAAAGATTCCATCGGAGACAACCCATTACAATAGTCCTCAAGAAACTCATTACTGTTCTCTAAGAAGATCATCATAGCACTATTCTTATCTAGAATAAAGCCTCGCTGTTTGATCACATTCAACAAATCATTCAACCAACTGCTAATTTGATAATCTTCCCGTTCCTGCCATGAAAATGTTTTCATTTATCCTCCAATTACTTTACTTTCAATACCCAACTCAAGCACCTTACGATACTGAATAAAATCTTCTGTGTGAAAGTTACCGCTCAATTGTACATCACAGTCACCAGCTTTAGCAATATGTTCTGTTGGACTAAAGTGTGGAGGGTCATCTGGGTAAACACCATTAACAGGCAAGTTAAGCATATCATAGACCTTCATGGCTTTATCAAGAGAATCATCTAGTTTACGATAAGATACTTGTGCCACGCAGCTTGAGCTAATCTTAACAGCAGTCATCAAGCTTACTTCTTTCTCATCTGCTTGTGAAGTAAAACGCTGCTTGCCATCTTCAAAATAAGTGTGTACGTAAGGCAGGTGCCACTGTCCCGGTTTAAGCATTTCTGGGCTACTATCTTCGATAGCCTTGCAAATCCTATCAAATAAAGCTTTAATCTCTGGTTGTGCTGCATAGTGCCGACGAAGCTTGGACATTGCTTTCCAGTCACGTTCTGTAGCTGTTACAACACCTTTAGTCCACATCCAAGGTTCAACATAGCGATTACTCACTTGTTTATGTAGACCGAGTTTCTGTAGCTGTTTAACACCATTCAGGCAGGCATCACGCATACCAAGAATGATCATCTGTACAAGTTCAAGGTCACGCCCTTCTAACTCTTCACCAGCAGTCATACCAGCTTGATCTTTACCGTAGTATACAGGCATTGCAGGATCATTTGCAATCTGTTCCAACTGACGCAAGATTGGAATAGCACGACTACTTTGAATATTACGACTCTGAGCCTTGTGTGTATTATTCTCTGCCAGAATGAATCGGTGCATCTCAATTTCCAGTGTAATAAGTCGTGTATCACGATACTTACTATCACAAACTACTTTAGCACTTACACTCATTCAATTCCCTCCAATTTACATGATGCCTCAAAATTACTACTTCTAGTCTTTCTACAATATTCTACTTTAGCTTGATAAGCAAGGATTTCTTTCTCTGCTTCTGACCATGACAAAGGTAAGGTTGGAAACAACACCCAACCAATACCTGACCCAACAGCTAGATCATACTCTTTCTTTGTTTTGATTTCAAGTCGCCAATCAAGTTTTTCTTTGTTTGTTGGAACATAACCCTGAATCATATGTCCATGGTCTCTACTACAAGAAAACCTTCAAGTGGTAGAATCCTGTAGTCAAATTTACCTGCTCGCTGACCACCTAATTCTACACAAAGTTCGTCCATTTCATTCGTGCTGAGAGAGATTTTCTTAATCTTTCTCCCAGAACCTCTAGCATCTTCAACTGTGCTGTAAATTTTAGACAAAACACTATCCTCATAAATTACTTGCATAACTCCCCCTATTTACCATACTTATCAAGTCCACCTCGTCTGCAATCCTACCTGTATCATCCAGAATAAAGACCCGCGCCTCATAGTCCTTAGCAATATTCAGGATGGTGCCCATTTGATAATGGTAAGTGCTAAAGATTACAGAGACACTTAGCTTGTCCGATACAAGTTTTAGGATCATTTCGGAACAAACCTCTCTAACTCTACAGCAACAAAGTCAACTGATTTCATAATCTTGCCGTCAAATCGACGTACAGAGTAGTAAGGTAGACCATCGTAAATTGCTGTCTCAATACTATACTCTTGATCATCACGTTCTTCAAGCTGTTCTTTAGCTTCTACAGCTTCATAGTATGAGCTAAAGATTTTAGAATCATTGTTTCCCATCACTTCATTACAAGCCTCAACAAAATCAAACTCTGCTTTCTCAAGCATATCAATCAGTTTAACTAGAATTACAAAAGAGTCAACAGCCCCATCCAAAAGCTCTTTCATGTCCCCGTATGCAGCAGCTTCCATAGCCTCTGTTGCCTCCTCCACCAGAAGTCGGGTTTGTAGCTCAACAGCCCTGTGCCAATCTAGCGTATCATACTTATAATCTTTTACACCAGCTTTAGTATTCCAATCAATAACTCGTTTGTACAGCTCCACCAATTGTTTCATTATTTCTCCCAATCATACTTTAGATTTCTACCGTAGTCTAAAAGAGCCTGCAATACTCTATCAGATATACGCCCTTCCCACTCCATTGCCTTTTCTATGACAATTTCTTTCTTTTTATCAATGTACGTTTTATGTGCCAACTCTGGTGTCACGAAGATGCCTAAGTACTCTGAACCCTTTTCCCACTTCTCAGTACTGATTTGTGCTCTGTATCTATCACCGTGTTTGGTAACTCCAGGCAACTGACAAACACCAACCTTCCTCTTCTGAATCAACATGTTCAATCCTCTTGGAATCAATAGGCAGTGTTCCTTGGAATAGACTTTGTTACCCAATACTAATAAGTCTTTGTCTAGTTGCCAACCTTCCTCCTTGTCTTGAGAATCATACCAATCAGCGAAGTTTTGAAAATTATGCCATGAGTCTGCTACATATACACCATCGCCACCATAACAAGAATAATACCTGTTATTTCTGTCATAGCACCGTTTTAGCATATTGCACCACACATTATAAATAACTGTGTCTACAGAGGAGAACTTACCAACACCGATAAATCCAACCCCGAGAAGCGACGGACTATTAGGATTTCTGGTTTTACCTCTGATCAGTGATGTTATAGTGGATGTTACTTGTGTTCCACACTCAAATTCAACCACAACGCTGTTCTTTTTAAGATAAGATATCACTGTAGCTCGCCCACCTACACAGTCATATACTTTACCAATATTTTGACCTTTATACATTACTTACAAACAACCCAACGTGCTGCTTTTGAGATAGAGTCTTTGTTGATACTAATTTCTCTCTTCATATGTATCTCCCTGTAAGTACATCTCACACAATTTATCTACAACATCTTGTGCCCAGAACCAGAAGCAATGATCTGCTTCAATATTACTGCTACCAAACAACACTCTCTTTCCTTCTGGAAACTTAGATAAGTTATTCCAGTCATCATCAATTAAAGCACAGAAGCTACCAGCAAGCAACCACTTCTCGTGGGTTCCAACAAAGCCCCTCATGAAAGGAAACCATTTCTTCAAGAAATACACTTTCGAGCGGTGATGATCACCTTTCAGGCGTGACACAAACACAATATCAAAGTGTTCAGATAACGCCTCAAGAGTTTCAACAGCTCCGTGCATTGGCTGTAGATTATCATAGAGAGTGGATGAACGCCAGTAGTCTAGTCTGTCATACTTAAACAATTCATCCTGCTCTCTACACCACTTTTCCCAGTCCATGAAAACTACAGTGTTATCACAATCCACTGCAAGCTGGGGTTTCATCACAACTTACCCATAATTAACAATTCAAGTTGAGCCATCACGTTGAAGCACTCATGAGCCAAATGTGGAAGACCACTCTCATCATCAAACTCTTCACCCTTCATGCGTTTGTTACGGTGACGACTAGCAGCACCAAGCAAGCTCATTTGAGGGTTCGGAATATCTTTCCAATCATTAGGTTGATACCCTTTGTTCTTAGCTGCCCATGTCATAACTTCACCAAGCATGAGCAGGGCATTAGGGAAACCTGTGTCCACTAGCTCCATTTGAGTCTTGTCATTCTTACGTGTTTCAAGGGAAGGGTTGAAGGTTGATGCAATCTCATCTCCAGTGTTCAGAAGTACAAGAGGATTGTCCCCAAAGGTTTCGTAGCCAATTACACCACCAACACCCATCCCTCCACTGCCATCTTTCAGAGTTTCAAGTTTACACTGGTAAGGTTTTACACGCACGCCCTCCCGTCCAAAGTAATCACCTTTACCGACGATTTCAACATACTTCCCTTTGTCTTCCCATACAAGGCCATAGCCCCCGAGAGCTACGAGAACCACGTCGCCTATTTCTAGGCTGCTGTAGTCATAATCTGGTTTAATCACACTTTCCATTGTTTTCTCCTTTAAGGGCCGACCCACCGCCCCGATTCTGAAAGCACCATAGGTTCCAATACTGGCATAGAATCAATCACAAGTCCAGTACCTATGATTGGGCGTTTAATGTTCACATTGTTGTAGTTGAAAGCCAAGGCGTCATCATCAATCAGGCAACCACACTGCATACCCCAATACAAGCCTGTAGGATTACCCCAGTAGTCAATCTTGAAGCTTTCATGGAAGTGACCTTGTACAGCACACATACCCATCTGTTGACTGAGCTGAATTACATTGCTTGTCTTACCATGATGCACATAGCACTTCTGGCCATTAGGTAGGTTGATTGTCAAATCAAAACTCCACTTCCATCCTACATCCACACCAAGAACATCATTATATGATTTGATATAGTGTTTTGGAATCCCGAATGTCTTTGCTTTACGCCACACAAGGCTACCATGATTTGACTCAATAATATCCATTGTTGGGAAGATTTCAAACAGCTCTTTGATAACAGGCAAGCTTTTCTTCAACTCATCACCTGCACTAGGAAGGTCAGGATCAGAATCATGATAACTCAAAGAGTGCTTATCAAGCTCATCACCTAAGCAGATTACTCGTGTTGGGTTGTACTTAGCTTTCAAGTGTTTCAGGAAAGCAATTGTGTCTACATGATGGTAGGGAATGTGCATATCACTGATAAACAGGATACGGCTGTTATCTTCCTGACGATCAACCTTACGAACAGAGTATACATCGCTTGAGTGTTTATGGTCTACAACATCTTGGCTGAACACCTTACGCAAGTAATCAGATACTGTACTTTTCGGATGATCAAGATGTTCTGCAATACGACGCCACGACTTACCTTGGCGTGCTAGTTGTTCTGCTTCTGCTTTCCAATCAATCAAAACCATTCTCCTTCTTAATATACAATAATTTCTGCAACAATTCCACATTGAATCTAGCCAATGTCGTGTACAACTCCTGTTTCTCAAACACTCCGTAACTTGAGAACTCAAGAATGCTCTTATTCACTACAGCCTCATAGGCAGCTATATCAGCAGAAGCTTGTTCAAGGGAGAAGATGGAAGCACGCTTTTGTTTCTCCTCAAACATGTTGACAATTTTCTCTGTCATGACATCAACCCTGAAGAGTGTGCAAATACGAATAAAAAGCAATAGTACTCTACAAGCATTGCGTTATAGTAGTTATCCCAATATGACTTAAACATTATCTTCTCCTTTATGTGTATGTTGCCATTGCTGGGGAAGGCCGGCATCAACTAAACTACCAGAGCTTAGAGCGTAAGCAATCCCACCCGCTCCATAATATTTCTCTTTCAAACTCGTGTCAACATAAGCTTGTAGGATTCCAATAGAGTGTTCGATTTCTGTCAACCTTCGTTCAAGGATTTCCCAATCTGTATCCGATACGCTCACTCGCCTTTCTCCTCTCTTAGCTTATCAATAATCTGCTGCCTACGAAGCTTAGCATTACTAGCTGGTGTAACACCCTTAGAGATTAACCACTGCCTATCCAGTTTCTTTTTTTCAAGGTCAATGGCCATCTTAGCCAGTAGAGCAGTCTCAAAGTCAATCCCCATCCTTTCACTATACGATTTGATCTTGTGCGCTTCCTTGTTAACTAGTTGAAGCGTACCCTTCTCAGGAATCAAATGGTTAATGAATGGTAGTACATCCTCCCAACAAAGTAAAGACATGTGACCTTCCATGTGGTCAACCTCAAGTGCAGACTTCCCTGTCCACTCACCAGTCAATGCGCAATATGTACCAGACTTAGCTCTACCTGCGTAATCTTTTGGTGGTTTACTACAGTTCTCGTTCTTGAACTTGAGTTTGATTGCTGACTTCTCCCACAGACCTCTACGAAGACACCCCCGAAGAAAGCTCCAGAACTCAGCCTCTGTCTTCCACAGCTCGGGATACTCAAGCCACGGCTTACGATCACTCATAGATTGTCCCTTTAAGATAACGATTCAAATCCCATTCATCCTTGTCATGCCGAAGCAAATACAAGAAGAATCCATTTTCATCTAGACGTTCATCCCAGCCCTCTTCCTCGCCATACATCGCAGAATAGCACTCAAACACTCTAGATGCTAGCTCGGCTTCTGTCTTGCAATCAGCAAGAACCTTCTTAGCTGTAGCAGGGCCAACACCTTCCACTTTAATACCAAAGCGTTCCTTAGTAGTCTTAGAAAGCTTTTCAATGCCGGGGATATTATCTGCACTATCTCCAATCAGAAGCTGTGTTGCAAAGTTGTATGCCTGAGTAAAGCTGTCATTCCAAAAGATTCCATTCTCAAGTTTGTTGTAATTGAGTAACCAGCCACGACTGTTAGCTGCAAGGTCTTTATCGCAGAACGCCAGAACAACACCACACTTACTTGTATCCTTAGCTTCTAGGCCTTTATGGTAGCTCTCCCAAGCTAGAATGTTACAAGTGTCATCTGTCTCTCTTCCTTCAGATAAGATAACTTTCTCTTTGTACTTCTTAAGAAAGAACTCTCTACACTCTTCAAACAACAAGGGTTTTGCACTTCTTTGCCCCTTGTAGTCAATAAAGCGAGAAGTGAAGTCCTTACGGAAATTACCTTCTCCTTCAATGCAAACAACAAAGTCATCACAGCCGGCAGCATCAACAATCTTATCGACTTTCTGCTTAATTGATTGGAAAGCAAATCGTGGTTCTGCATCTGGTTTAATCTCAGAGACAGTTTCAAAGGTGTACATATCCTTTGTACGATCTTCTTTAGTCTCAAGCCACTTATTAAATGCTGTCTTAGATTCAAATAGTCGTTGTGAACCGTACTCAATGTTTGTGGCTAGACACTTGTTGAGCTGTTGTTGAGCCGCTGAAGAGTATAGGATTGTATCGGCATCAATTACTAGTAGTTTAGTCATTAATCCTCACCAGTCAATATCAATAACATAATCGCCAGCTTCAATCAAACCTTTAGTATAAAGATCGTTGGCAACCATCTGAACATCTGGATAGAAGTTACGTTCCCAGAATAACTCTAAAGACCGACTATTCTTGTCGTTTGGTAGTTCTTGTTTAGGGTCACGCTCAAGCCAAGCTTTGAAGCTTACGCCCATTTCTTCACCATTAACTTCTTCTGGGATAGATTCATTATCATAGTCCCATGCATCTTCTGGAACAGTGAGCCTTACGCGCTGACGGTCTTTGCAACCATCTTGCTGCTGAAAGTTATAAGGTCGTTTATACGTCTCGACAACAAGATTATCCCAATCGCTTACGTCAATCACAAGCTCAGTTCGAGTATTAATCATAATAGCTCTCCTTAAAAGAAAGCCCTACGTGTTATGGCAGGGCTTGTTTGTTGATTACTCTTCTTCGTCATCATCGTAGTCTTCATCATCTTGAGAGATATATTCAAGAGGATTGAAGCCACTTACACAAGTACCAAGAAGACCAAGCAGCCATTCAACTTTATCTTGATCAGAAGATACAAGAGTAACTTCATGAGCTTCTAGTGTACCTTGCACATCAGAGTGCTTACCAAGGACTTCACCAAAATACATCTCTTTACCAATAGCTTTATCTACTTCTTCTTGTGTTGCAATGAAAAGACCATCGAGACTTCCCATGCGACCACAATCAACGTAGAAACTGTAAAGGTTGTTCATAATGCCTCCTTACGAATAAGTTTCTTGAATTTCCTGAAGCTCATTAAGCTCATCAGCTTTAGTCTTCAGATCGTCTTCCTTCGCTTTCGCTACAGCAGCTTTAATGATTTTGGAAACTTCTTTCTTTTCGTAACCTTCAGGATTGTATTCCTTGTCGTAACTAAATTCGCCCTTCAGCTCTTTCAAGTCTTCTTGCAGAGTGATGATTTCTTGAGCCAGTTGGTAAGCTCGGGAGTAGAGGTTTTGTTTATCTTTCATATTTATCTCTCCTAATTAATTAAAACGAATTACAACTGTTTCTGCTTCATTTACCTTTCCAACTACAACAGTGGCTTCATCATAATCTGAAGCCATCTTCCCAATTACAACGCCAGTATCCATACTCTCAACAGAGAATGATACACGCTCATAGTCTTCCAGATCAACACATTCTCCACTCACTTCTTCAAGCTTCTCAGAGATGCTATTACATTCTTGGTCACAAGCTACAAAACCAAGGAGAATTTGAAGGGTGTAAAGCTCATTTTCTGTGAGAGTGATAGTGTAGCTGTTATTTACTTTGGTTACCATTGTTCCTCCTAATTTTCTTTCTTAACATAGTCAGTGCATTTTACTTCTCGAGTGCCATCATCTTTGAAAACACCAATCACTTGCATTTTAGTGAAGTCTAGATGATTGCATTTCCTGTGTTTGTGTTCACAAGTGATACACATGAATCCACGAGGGATGTGTGATGGATCAGGTTTCATGAATCTCCTTAAAACAGCCTCCCTTATTCAGAGAGGCTTTAAATCTAAGTTAGATCAGAATGGCAATGGATCACTTTCGTCTTCTTCAGGTTCTGGCTGACGCTGCTCTTTCTGTACACTGCTCAGCTCACGCTCAGGAACACCAGAGAAATCATCAGCAAGACTGGCTACTTCACCAAGTTCATCATAAGACGTTGCACCACCAGCTTTCTTGTATTCAATCAGCTCGTCTACGCGAATAGCTTTGAGCTTTGCAAATGTACCAAAATCATTTGTATTCTCCTCATAACTTGCAACACCTTTGGAGCCATTCGATACCAACTTATCCTTGGTAATATCAATCAGCTTACCATCAGCACCCTTCTCAAACACTCGTGGACGGTATTGGTCTGGAATCTGAATAGACACACCATCTTTAGTGTACTGAGCTGGTTTCTTCAGCTTGATAACAAACTGCTCATCACCATCAAACGGAGGATCAATTTTGAAAATACGCTTGAAGTCTTCGTTATCAATCTCTTTCGCTTTCTGCTTAGGAAATTGCTTATTCCAAGCTTTAGCAGTAGCTTTGTCTACGATACAATCAACAGTGTACTCCTTGTCGGTATTACTACCGTATTTGAAGTCAGCTTGTTGAATCTTGGTGTAGCCAAAAACCACGTTATTGAGGGTTCCCATATTTTATCTCCTTCTTAAAGTCTAATTGTTGCAACGTTATTCGCTGCATTTTGTTCAAGTTTAAATGCTCTGTTTAGTAGAGCTTCACATACTGCCTCTGACATTGCGGGATGCCTAGAGTAGTCGTCTACCTTGGCTATGATAACACCAGACTTGTACCTCTGCCAAGCGTTATGTGCATCTTCAGCTGTTTGGTACAAGCCAATGTGACAGTTCTTGCCATCCAGACCTTTACACTTTGCCCGAAATTTCCCAGTTTGCCTATGCAAATGAACCCCTAGTGGATAATCACCGCGAACATCATCTGCCGAAAGCAGTAAATTGTTGATGTATTTCGGTACATAGGCGCATGTGCTGACTGAGTAATCTCTATTACCCTCTACTAAAATATCCTTGTCAATCTCCCAATAACGTCCGTTGGCATTCTTTTCTAAGTAACCTCTGCTACACAACGACCACTCTACAAAAGCGTCAAAACTTTCAAAAAGGTTTCCAGACTCAAGGTATTTAACATGCCTTTTACACCTAGACTCAATACCCTCCCAAAGAACTCCGGCCCTTGTGTGACAGTAATCATAGTGTGTACCACAATTTATGTGAAACCTTTTAACCCAGTGTCCATTTACTCTACGGTCTGCCACGTTATAGATGTTATTGGTCTTCTTCATCATTTGAACCCATTTTGTATTACCTCTTGCTTAGTTATTTGAATGCACTTGGCAAATTGCCATTAGTTGCAGTTTACATCTGCCTTCACGGCGGTTACTTCAAGTTGTCACGCTTGAAATTCTTTTTAAGCTCTTTCAGGACGGAGCGGAAGCAAACGTCCATGCTGAGGGTGTAAACCCGATACTGCTTCAAAGTCCCTGTCAACACATCAAAGTAACTTTTGTTATAAACTGCTTTGACGTATGTAGTTTCTTTCTCAGCTCCCGATTGACGGGCTTGTTGACGGAGCTTGCGAGCCTGTTTACCATTCATATTTACTTCTCCTTATCGAACTTCACGTTGTTCTTGCAAAATATACTTACGCTGCACAATCTTAGCTTGATTACCGTCACACTTCTCAAAGCTCTTAATCTCACGAGCTTCTTGTCGAGTGCTTGCATAATACACTACTTCATTACCTACCACAACATCATATTCATAACGAATTTTCATTATTTAGCCTCCAAAGCTTCAATTTTTACAAGAAGATCAACAACCTCTTCATCTGACAGATAACCAATAACATCTTCTGTAATTTCTGTACTGTAGCACAACTCGTAGCGTTCATCATCATCTGGAAATGTCAGTACAGCTAGCTCTTTCAAGCCCTGATCACCACCATAAGAAAACTCATGGTATACAACACTTGCACCATAACCATTCTCAAACTTATACACCACTTGTGTACCATCACGCATTGGACGTTGAATCAAGATCATTTTATCCTCCTATTTTAGATTAGCAGCAACCAGCATTTGGGAAAACCAGAACACGAGGCTCCGCATCATCTGTTGTTTCATAAACGTAGTCTGGTTCTGTTTCACCAACCACAACAAAGTCCTTACTCTCTGCCAAAACAATAGCTGCACTAAGTGACTCTGCTACAACCAACAGACCTCCTTCACTATGATAATTTGGACTTACGTTATCCAACTCTTCCCATACAAACACTTTCATTTGTCTCTCCTTTGTTGTTAAAGCCGCAGAGGCGCTTGATCGACCAGCAAGACGTTTCGTAGGAACACTGAGTCTTGCGTCCTCCTTCCTAGTTAATGTGCAGCAAGTATTTCACACTTTTGAATCGTTTGCAAGCTTTATTTTAACTGTTTTAGTGAATCTGGCTGTATCGTTGCCCAGTCTGTACGTCACAACCCAGCTTCCTACGTAGTTTATACTCCACGTTCACTTTGTCAACGGCTTCTTTGATAATAGAAGCAAATTCCTCCTTGAACCGTTCATCGTCCTTGATACACAAGATACACTCATCGTGGAAGCTGCCTGTCAGAGTCTTTCTACCATAACGGCTCTCAGTCTCGTTCAGGATGTTGTCAACCCACATATCAAAGAAGTAGCTGCCAGTGCCTTGAGCGAGTGTGGAGAACCTATCTGACTCTTTACGCAAGGAGTAGCAGAAACCGTTGATAGGGTTTACCAACCACTTCCCACCTTTGCTATCACGAATCACCACTTGCTCTTCAGCAATAGCCTTCACAGACCAGTTTAGTTTCCAGTACGCTTCATGTAGCTGCTTACCCTCTTTCAAAGGTATGCCTGCTGCCTGAGCAATTTTAGGTGCTCCAGCATTGTACACAGAAGCGTAGTTTGTAGTCTTACCCTTCTTACGTGCTGCCTTAGCATTAGTAGACTTCTCACCACGCTTAAAATCTTCAAACTCCTTTTGTGTAACCATACCAGCAGTGAGAGCCATGAGAATGTGGGGATCATAATCTTCCTCTTGCATTGTTGCCACATACTCAGGGTCATGTGGCAACATGAAGTTGTGTTTCACACGGTCCTCAAGGCTGGACATGTCAGAGCCTACCAACACTTTCTTTGCACCTGCAACCAATACACCACGGATATCTTCACCATAAGGCTTATCAATGCCGGGAAGGTTTACCAGCTCACGGTGCTGCACACGTAATGTATTAGTGAAGCCGCCAATGCGAGCCTGCAACCACTTTCCATCTTTAAGGTCACGGATAAACCCCTTAACCACACCAAGACGATGTTTAGCTACGTTGTACTCTGCATACTTGCGAATCTCTGGGACATCTTCAGCAAGCTCTAGTACAGACTCACAAAGCTCTTTACCATCATCCCCTCCTACAGTGATTTGTGGGATTGCACGTTCTTCTGGACGTGACTCTTTCCATTCTGTCCACTTGCTATGGTGTGAACCTTCCTTGGGCTTTTTGGCAATCCAAGCATTAAACTTTTCTTCATCCTTCTCATACTTGAAACTGGCAGGAACCCAACCATGAGAGTACAGCAAACCTTTCACTTGAGCTGGACTAGAAGCACTTGGCCCTTCATAACCATTCAGTACCTTGAATACACCCTTAACTTCAGTCTGTTGAACTTTCAGTGTACCAAATTCATCAACCTCCTTGGCAGCATACACCTTCATAAGCTCTTCCCACTTCACTCCAATAGCAGACAATGAAGTGTCTTTCTTGTACATCTTTTTAGGCTTCTCTTTTTTAACAAACTGAGGAACCTTTGGCATAACACTTTCAAGCTCAGAACGTGCAGCCTCACACACAACCTCAAGCTTCTGTTCTGTCTCAAGCAGAAGGTCAACATCAACTTCCCAACGTGTTTTCTCTTGTAGACGAGCACAGTCCATCTTAAACATCAAGAAGGTAAGCAGCCGGTTAATATGCTCGTCAACAGATAAACCTACAAGGCTGTCAATGTACAACACCTCATCGTCAGATAGACGCTTACCACCAACACTCCCAGAATCAATCTCAATACGGGCTGTTGTGTAAAGTTCAATAAGACGACGCTTTAAGTCCTTCCACAAAGCTTGGTTGATCTTAACGTCTTCTATTACACGATTCTGATACACCTCATAAGGCTGCTCAGACCAATCATCAACAGCAGGCTTCTCAATACCGTAGTCTTCCCAGAATGTACCAAGACCATGTTGACGACGATCAGGGTTGAGATACCAGCTTAGAGCAAGCGTGTCAATCAGCATCAGACTGGACAAATCAATACCAAACAACTTCTCCATCAAGGGTACGTCAAAAGAAATACCATTGTGCATTACAATTGGAATCTCGTTGTCCACGTGCCATTGAAAGAACTTAACGATACGCTGAGACTCTGTTGAACCTCGGAATGTTTTGAGTTCCTTTGAGTCCATTTGAAAGCCAAGGACGTGTAGCTTCGTTGCCTTATCAAGCAGATTATCAGATTCCAAGTCAGCAACAGTGGCCAACTTCCAATTGTAAATATGTTTCAAAGTCTACTCCTTATAGTGAATCACCTTCCCACGGATAGCTGATTAGTCGGCCATTAGGTTGGTACTGTGTTTTGATGCGACCTTCGCCACCATACTTACGGTTCTTAATGCAACTAATGAAAGAGTTAGAAGCTCTGCCATCTGGTGCCATCTTGTTACGCTCAAAGCCCATAAGTACAGGGAAAGAGCGCATGATACCACGGCTCCCGGTAAACTGTGAAGCCAGCACTTCACCACCAGATTCATGGTCACGAGCATCCTTACCTTTTGGTGTATTCAAGTGGCTATACATGTCAATGTGAATCTTCAACTCAGATGCAAGGTTTGCAATCTCAGATGACCATTTGTTGATAAACTCGTTAGCCTCACCACTTGAAAGGTGGTCAACCAATCGTGTGATGTTGTCGATTACGTGGAAACGTACACCATATTCCATTGTGTTGTAACGTACAGCCTTCAGAATCTCTTCAATGTCAAAGCGGCTCTCTGCGTTGCCATCCGATTCCCACATAAACAGGCTGCCTTCAAGGCTTCGTGCAGTCTCTTGAAATTGCTCCCAGTTATCCTTGGCAATCTCAGGACGGTGGTAAGGAATAGAGTCAATCTTACCTGCCACGTTCCAAAGTGTATGCTCGTTCTCCTCTTCAAGCAATACCATAAACACCTTCTCTTTGTGTTCGGTAATGTTCCATGCCCCAACCTCGTGAGCAATTAGTGTCTTGCCAAGGCCGATACCAGCGCCCAAGCAGGTTGCCTCAGAAAACCGTTGACCATATAGCATATCGGTAAGCTCCTGCCAAGGGTAAGACAAACCCATTGTCGGTGGCTCAAGTGCTCGTGTCAGTACAGTAGACACACCAACCACGCCCTCACTTACAGGCTTTGCACTCTTCCAAATACAGAAGTCTGCAAACAAATCACCATCACCTTTCAGCAAAATATCGTTTGCATCCTTAGCATTGGTTGGGTAAACAGCAACCTTAATATCTGGAAGAATCTTTTGTACATCTTTTACAGCCTTCTTGCCGGCTTCATCGTTGTCCAGTACCAGCACGATTTCTGTAAAGAATTTGTCAATCTCTTTACGCATACGACCGAGAGTTGTAACCGCACTACCAACACCATGAGGAATACTTGTAACAGCAAACTTGTTGTATTGGCTCTTACGCTTTGCAGCATGAGCCTCAAGCATTTGCTCAAGGGCACGACAATCCCATTCGCCCTCAGTTACATACAGACGTTTTACACCAGACTTCTTGGCAATCTCCCAGTTGAATAGGTCAGCACCCTTAATATCACCAATAGACCACATTGCCTTCTTATCAAGCATAATGGCCTTATACCCTACAAGCTTTCCATCAATTGTATATGGAAAATTGTAAGTAAACGGTGTCTTGCCATCGTACTCACTGTAAGCTAGTTTTACGCCTGAACGTGCAAAGTATTCAGGTTCGATCCCTCGGTGCTTCTCTCGTGGAGACTTGAGATTACGAATCTCCTGAATCTCTTCAAAGATTTCATCCTCAGACTTACGCTTAGGAGGTTTTGGGAGCTTACCATTATAGGGATCAGAAACATAGGCGTCCAATCCTTTTGAAGCACAACTGAAGCAATATCCCGTAAAGGTGTTTTTACCATCGTCATAGAATACTTGCAGACCATTCTCAGACGTGCAATGGGGTACATCATGTTTCATCTTAGTTACGCAAGCCAAAATTTACTCCTTAGAAAACTCTTCAAGTTTAAGAACAACCCTAGCGTCTAGTCTAGATTTATACAGCTCAATCACTTGTTGAATATAAGACACTTAACCTCTCCAAACAAAAGAAACACAACCACTTTCTTTCCGTGCTCGCAATGTTGCAAGGATAGCCTTTAGAAGACTTTCTCCTCGATAGGCAAACACATCTTCATAATTACCATTAACTTTTACAAATTTAGTCACTTCATAAGTCCAGCCCATTTGTTCCTCCTAAGTTAATAACCCTTCATATCAATAACACGTTCAAGCTCTTCTTGCCTACTATTCTCACTCAATTCTGAGAGGATGTCAAGGAGCTTTTCTGTGATTTGTTTGGTGTAGTGGTCAACATATTTATTAGCCTGTTTAGCATAGACACCAGTTTCAAGTAGTACACCATTACATTCCCACAACACTTCAGCATCGTACCCATAATAATCTAAATCCGATTGAGAGTTATAACTAAACTCCCCTTTCACAGCAGGAGAGTAGTGGATAACATCAATGAAGAAGATAATATCATCAATTTGGATTTGATACTCGCTCATGGTAAGAAATCCTCATAGTCATAGCAGATTACATCCATTGTACTATTGAAGATATCAAGCATTTCATTCTTACGACCTTCCCAGCCAGCATTATTCAGGATTGTGTTAAGAATACGAAACTTCTCATAAAACTTAGCATTCTCCTCACCGAGAGTGTTACGTTCAAACTTCGTAATATAGGAGATAATCTTTTCATAATCTTGGTAAGTGATACCTTGAATATCTTTAGTGATATCAAAAACATCTGCTTTGATTTTATTATTCATTTATTTTCTCCTTTAATTGTAAACTCAGCACCATTCTTACAAGTGATATCTGGAGGACCAATAGGATTACTTACATAACTAGACAAACCACCGTTAGACTTACACAACTCTTGTGCTTTGTTCCACTGAGTTTCCGTTACATAAGAAAATGCGCAGGCTACTCCAAGTAAAATACCACCAATCCAACTAATAATCTCACTCATCACTCTTTCTCCTCATCATAGATTAATTTATTCTCCGGCACAACAAGGAATGTACACTTCTCATTCCGTGGAAGCTTCTCTTCACAAACATCAATCACTTTCTGCACTTCTTGTCCTAGTTTAAACTCTTCTGTGTTTGGCCAGTAGTAAGTTTCCCAAACAATACTAACCAAAGCTCCTACAAGGTAACCAAAACTAAACTCTTTCATTCTTTAAGCCTCCAGTCGTTTAAGCTGAGATTTCAGCCACTTAGTATACTCTTCTTTCCACTCAGGGTCTGCACAACCACTTGATAGTAGGTCAACACTGAGTTCTACGGCATATTTACCCATAGACTCTGTAAAGCCCCAATCTTCTTCACGCTTATCAATTGCAACAATAAGCTCAACAGGATTCACTCCACACATACAATGTGAAGTTACAAGTTCGTAAACATTGGTTGTAGCATAACCAAATGCTGCTGGATATTCCACCTTAGTTTTGAAATCCCACAGATTCTTTTTACCTGCCCTCTTAAACTCTTTTAGTGTACTCATTCTTCATCTCCTTCGTTAATTGAAATGGAACTGCATCCAACATCATTCATACCAGAATCATAGCACCCTTCATCCTCAGAATCAAGCAGAATATCACTATTATTCTCTTCCATATTGGCAGCCATTAGAGCCTGTCGTCGTTTTGACTGCTGTATAGAGGGCTTGCAGAACTTTCTAAAATGTTTCGCCACCGGATTCCTCATTCACCAGCAACCTTAAAACAAAACGGACTCTTAACGCTGGGCTTCAAATCCTTAATGTGCTTATTATAGCCAGCTTCTGTGAAGGAGACAAATGAAAAGTTGTGGTCATTGTCCCAAACCTCAACAACATGTGTTTTATCATCTTCTACGCGAACGAGGCTAGCCCAATGTCTTTCTTTGTTGATATAAATATCTTCAATGTTGGCAAACCCTTCAATGACAACCTCATGATCTGTGCCAGCGCATAGGATTACCTTTATATCTTCTGGTGAATATTTCACAGCAACCAGCTCCCTTG